AGATGAAGAAATGAAGCTTTATTTTGCCTTGTCGAGAGCCCCGATCACAGAGATTAAGAAAACTCTCGTGTCTGGCGAAATTACATAAAAAGGAGAATATATTATGTTAAATGAACTAATTTTTTTGTACCGGAAACAAAGGAGGGACAATGAGAAAAGAACAATTTGATAGACTTTATGATTTTCATTATAGCGGTTTTGAAAAGCTGTGCACTTCTTTAGGAAGCACTCTAAATGGTAGAAAAGATCGATTTGATAAATCTGATCTTATTGAACGTGGAATCGAAGCAGCCAGTAAGGGCGTTCTAAAGTGGGTTGATGAAGAAGGATACGATCTTTTTGATGTTGAGAATAATTTGAGGTATGAAGTCAAATCTCAAGAAAGATGCCTTTTCACCAGAAAGAAAGGCACTCTAAAAGAAAACACTGGAAACATCAAACTCACAAACACCCTTCAGCAAGGAGAAAAGCTCCTCAATGAAACTGCAGACTATTTAATCCTTGTTGATACAAACACAGGCTCTATTGGGATCACCAGTTATAAAACAGCAATTGAGTACAGCACAGAGAAAGATGATGGCTTTTCGACTAAAATTCCTCTAAATAAAATTGAAATCATTAATCGACCGACTTTAAAAACATCTAAAGAAGAATTTAAGGGACTTTCTTATAAGAATAGTAAAGAAGAAATGCAAAAAAAGCATGTAAGAGGTTTTTTCAATGAAGAAAATTAGAACTGTAGCATATAAAGGCTCTAAAAGAAAACTTATTGACAACATTATAGCGCTAGCAAAAGAAACTAATCCAACTACAGTGTTTGATGGGTTTTCAGGGACCGGCATTGTTGCTGCTAACTTAAGGGAAGCAGGATATGTAGTGACGGCAAATGACTTAAACTACTCTTCATTTATCTTTGGTTCTGTTTTTCTAAAAGGCTTTGACCAAAAAGAAGTTGAAAAGCACCTAAATATTCTAAATAATATCACACCAAAAACAGACTGGCTGACTAACAACTATTCTGGAACCGCCAAGAGAGTTATTAGAGGTACAAGCAACTCAGTTCAAGAAAGACCTCTGGGTTTCTTGGAAAAAAATGCTAGAAAGTTAGATGCTGCCCGAGAGTACGTGCAAGGACTTCAGATAAAAGAAGAAGAAAGAAATGCATTGATCTTTTCTATTGTTCTTGCTGCTGACAAGGTGTTCAATAACTCAAATGATCAAAAATCATCATTAAAAGAATGGTCAGCATCCTCAAAGAAAGATGTCGTTTTTCTATCGCCAACCTTAGTAAAAGGACCACAAGGCTCTGTGACACAAGGTGATATTTTGAAACAAAAAATTAAAGCAGATTTTGTTTATTTTGATCCGCCTTATACTTCTGGTGTGTTATATGAATCTTGCTATCATTTAAATGACAGCATCGCCAAGTGGGATAAAGAAAAATTGGATTATTCATATGCAATCCCAAGACCAGTATCAAGGTGTTTTAAAAAGAATAGTAAGAATGCCGGCAACTTCTATTCTAAAAAAGAAGCCGCCACCGCTTTTGACTTGTTGCTTTCTAACACAACTGCTGATAGAATTGTAATTTCTTATTCTGATGCGCCAAGAAATGCTATTTCACTAGAGGGGCTTCAAGCAGTATGCCAAAAATATGGACAAGTTTCTGTGCAGACAAAAAATCATAGAATTTGTATGCAGCCAAAGAAAATGAATAAGATTTCGCAACAACTTAAAGAAGCATTTATAATTATCGATCAATAACAACCAAAGAGGGACATGAAACAACCAAAACTTAAATTTGTAAATCTGCACGGGCACTCTTGTGTTGGATCTCCTTTTGATGCTCTAGGATATCCGGATGAGCACATGGACTTCGCTCACAACAATGGCTGTGATGCTGTTGCTCTAACCGATCATGGAAACATGAACGGCTTTTCCCATCAGTACCTTCATTGGAAGAAGATGAAGAACGAAGGAAAGAACTTCAAGGCAGTCTATGGTGTGGAAGCTTATTTCCACCCGTCCATCAAAGAATGGAAAGAAGAAAAAGCCCGCATTGAAGAAGATAAAAAGCAAGCAAAGAAGTTGGCCAAGGCTGAAGGAATGTCTATTGAAGATGAGGGATCGACTCGTTCAAGAAACTCTCCAATCAATCACCGACGTCACCTTGTGCTCTTGGCGCAGAACCAGACCGGTCTAAACAATCTTTTCTCGCTTGTCTCTAAGTCACACCAAGGGGACAACTATTATCGATATCCCAGAATGGATTACGATCTTCTTCGTGAGCACTCCGAAGGGGTTATTGTAACTTCTGCTTGTCTTGGCGGATACATTGCTAAGATTATGTGGCAGATGTTAGATCAGCCTGATGAGGAGATCATCGCAGAAGCGGTAAGCCAATCCAAAGAAATGCTTGAGATCTTTGGAGAGCGATTCTTTCTAGAACTGCAGTGGAACTCTATCCCAGAGCAGCACAGACTAAACAAGATTATTATTGCTGTGGCTCAAGAACTAAACATTGAGCTTGTATCAACTGCGGATGCACACTATCCCAGCCCAGAGCTTTGGAAGGACCGCTTGCTTTACAGAAACTTGGGCTGGATGAACAGAAAGTCCAATCCAGACTATGAGATCAGCATTCCTGAAACCTTAGAGGAGGTTGGGTATGAGTTGTATCCTAAGAATGGCGACCAAATGTGGCAAGCATACAAAGACTATTCTGCTGAAGTTGGAGAAACTTACGATGACGATCTAGTCCGTGGTAGTATTGAAAGAACTCACTGGATCGCACACGAACTGATTTCTGACTTTGAGCCGGACGTTGAGGTTCGTCTTCCTGACTTTGTTGTACCGGAAGAACAAACAGCCGAAAGCCAGCTGGTAAAACTAGCAATTGAAGGAATGACAGAGTTTGGCCTCGCTGATAATGATGAGTATGTTGCAAGGATCCGTGAAGAGATAGAAGTAATCAAAGAACGAGGCTTTGCAAAGTATTTCCTTACAATGAAGGCAATTGCTGATAGAGCCAATGAGATGATGCTTTCAGGCCCAGGTCGTGGTTCAGCAGCAGGCTCTCTTTTGGCTTACGTACTAAAGATTACACAGATCGATCCAATCAAACACGGGCTTTTGTTCTCTCGTTTTATGACGAAAGACGCAACAGACTATCCGGATATTGACTTTGATGTTTCACGCAGTATGGAGATCAAAGAAGTGTTGGCAGAAGAATGGGGTGAGGATTCGGTTGTACCAATCTCAAACTTCAACACTCTCAAACTAAGATCACTAATCAAAGATGTCTCAAAGTTCTATGGTATTCCCTTCACAGAGGTTAACAAAGTAACTTCTGTTATGATCAAGGAAGCCACACCACTAGCAAAGGCAGCGCACGGCATGACTGCCGGTATGTATGTACCAACTTATGAAGAAACGCTACGCTACTCAGAGAGCCTCCAAAACTTCTTGGAGAAGTATCCTGAAGTTGGTGAGCGCCTTAGTGCTTTGCTGGGACAGGTCCGCTCTCTTTCTAGGCATGCCGGTGGTGTTGTTGTTGGAGACGATCTAAAGAAGTGGATGCCTCTTATTGCATCTGGTGGAGTTGTACAAACCCCGTGGTCAGAAGGACAAAATGTAAGACACTTGGAGCCACTTGGCTTTATCAAGTTTGATGTTCTTGGCCTAACAACACTAGCCATTATGGAAGGTGCGATCTATCACATTCTTCGTCGGCATCACGGTATTGAAGAACCAACGTTCGATCAGATCCGAGACTTCTACGATAAAAACCTCCATCCGGACAAGATCGATCTAGATGATGCAGAAGTATACAATGATATTTTCCAAGCAGGAAAGTGGGCCGGCATCTTCCAGTTCGCCAACGAAGGAGCACAAAAGCTTTGCTCAAACTCAAAAGTAGAGTCCATTATTGATCTTTCCGCCGTGACTTCCATTTATCGACCTGGGCCTCTTTCGGCTGGTGTTGATAAAGATTATATCGCAGCAAAGGAAAGCCCTCAATACATCAAGTACGACCATCCAATCATTCGCACGATCTTGGAGCCAACATACGGCTTTATGATTTTCCAGGAGCAGATTGCTCAGTTGGCTGCTGAACTTGGAAAGGGCCTTACTCTTGATGATGGAAACAAACTCAGGAAGTTGCTTACAAAGAAGGGTCTTTCTGAAAAGAAGATGAAGGAGAAAGCAGACATTAAACAAAAGTTCTTGGAGGGCTGTTATGAAAAGGGTTACAAGGGAGGCGAAGAGCTTTGGAGAAAGTTTGAGTACTTCTCTGGCTACGGTTTTAACAAGTCTCATGCTGTTTGTTATTCTGTTATTAGCTATCAGTGTGCTTGGCTTTATAAGCATTATAGCGCTGAGTGGATGGCTGCTTGGCTACAGTCGGAAACTATGTAGGGAGTTTGGAGAAAAAAGTTATTAGTAGTCATCCAACTTTCTGACTAACGAATATTTACTATTATAAGCCACCACTAAAAGGAGAAATAGAATGAAAGGCATTTATAAAATAGTCAATAGTCAAAATGGTAAGATCTATGTAGGAAGTTCTTTGGACATAAAGCTTAGATGGAGAAAGCACAAAGCCGCTCTTCGTTCTGGGAGGCACCGCAATGCTCACTTACAAAGCTCTTGGAACCTTTATGGAGAAGAAACTTTTTCTTTATCTGTTCTTGATCAAGTCTCGGAAGAATGTTGTATCTTCGAAGCGGAACAGCATTACATAGATACTTTGGAGCCTGAGTATAACATTGCGACGGTCGCCGGTGGTGGGGCTGGTCCCCGTTCCGAAGAGACGAAGCGAAAGATAAGCGACGCAATGAAAGGAGAGAAACACCCCTTTTTCGGCAAAACACTTTCCGAAGATCACAGAAAGAAAATAAGCGAAGCGAACTTAGGAAAGAAGGCTTGGAACAAAGGGATGCCTCTTACGGAAGAACATAAGAGAAAAATGAGCGAAGCCGTGTCGGGCGAAAAGCATCCTCAGTTTGGCGTTGCGAGGTCTGAAGAAACAAAGCGAAGAATAAGCGAGAAACTAATGGGCCACGAAGTATCAGCCGAGACAAGAAGGAAAATAAGGGAAGCGCTGACTGGAAAGGTTATTCCGGATGAAGTAAGGGAAAAGATCTCTAGAGCACAAGGCGGCGATAAAAACCCTGCGGCCAAACTGAACTGGGAGAGGGTTAGAGAAATGAGAAGGCTTTATGATGAAGGAGAAACCCAAACGGCGATCGGAAAGTTGTTTGACGTTTCCCAATCCACAGTGTATAATGTAGTAAAGCGCAAGAGTTGGAAGTATGATCCAAGAGCAGAAAAAAAATAAACTAAATAATAAAAGGAGAGACAATGGCGAAAGGACTAGAACACGCAATAGCAGTAGCAAAGGGACACGGGTTTCAGATAAGCAGGATAGACATCAACTCTTCTGGACGGCGCTGGGAAATCTCTGAAGACGGCGAGACTCTTTACCAGCCGCTATCTTCTATCAAGGGGCTGGGTGACGCTGCTATCAATGAGATTATGGCTCATCGCCCCTTTCACAAAGTAGAAGACCTTATCTTTTCAGAAGAGATCTCATACTCCAAACTAAACAAGAAAGCGCTCGATGTTCTTTGTCGGGCTCAGGCTCTAAACTCTTTGGTTGATGAAAGGTTCACAGGACTGAAACACTTTTGGTCTGCTGTGTGTGTCGATCGGCCAAAGATCTATAAGAA